TGGGAAAAAAAGAGTTGCAAATTTTTGGAGTGCAGAGACGGCGAAAAACGAAACCTGGATTTATCAGGCAAACACAAAACATGATATTCCGATGGATAGAGTTTTGAATGGTGAGATTCATTCGGCAATGAATCTTGATTGTAAAGAAGCTCAATTATTATTGACAAATGGATTGATGGTTAAGGGGTCTGTATTTAATTTAATTAATGGACAATGGTATAAATTTCATCCGCATCAAGATAATATTTTTCATGGATTTCCAATCAATGTTAAAACGCCATATTATTCATATAGTTTTGCTAAAAAATTTTTTGAAACATACGGTGAAAATCTAAGTGGGCAAATTGATAGTAAACTTTTAAATGGATAAGTTGTTTGGGAGTAATTTAATCATTGTTCTGGAGAAGTAGTAATTCATTATTGAATCTACCTCTGCAATCCGCCGGCACTGAGCACAAGCTTATAGCTTGGACGCAAGGGCATCGCTCAAGTCCTTCAGGCGGTCCCCAAAAGCTTAGGCGGCCGCTGAGCAAGGCCGCTGCAGTGCCCCGGCCATGAAATAGTGACACGTTTGGCTAGAAATGTCCGCGCCGCCCCGGCATTCTTGGGGCATGGGTCTTTACAGCCACTACTCCACACCTGATCTTGAAGCGCTGCGCCAACGCCTCATGGACTCGCTCCATGCGCGGCTGACCGGCCCCACGTCGGCCACCAGCAACGGGCGCAGCGTCCAGTTCCAGCAGCAGACCGACCACATCCGCAAGGAAGCGGGCGAGGTCGCCGCCGAGCTGGCCCGCCGCAACGGCCAGGCGGGCCGCCGCCCGATCTACCTGGTCTGAGGCATGGCACGCAACAAACGCCCTCCCGCCAGCCGCCACGCCGCGCACGCCCTCAAGGGCGCAGGTGCTGGCGCCAGCATGTCCGCCTACCAGGGCGCCTCGTTCACCGATCTGGCTCTGAGCGGCTGGACCCCGCCAGCCGCCAGCGCCGACGCCGACCTGCTGCCCGACCTGGACGCGCTCACTGCCCGCTCGCGGGATCTGAGCCGCAACAACGGCGTCATGGGCGGGGCGATGCAGACCCTGCGCGACAACATCGTCGGCCCGGTCCTGCGCCTGAGCGCCATGCCTGACTACCGCCTGCTGGGCTGGAGCCGCGAGCAGGCCCACGCCTGGGGCAACGATGTCGAGGCCAAGTTTCGCAGCTGGGCCGAAACCACCGAATGCGATGCGGCCCGCTCGCTGAACCTGCTGGGCATGACGGTGCAGGCGCTGGGCGGCGCGATGCTCAACGGCGACGCCCTGGCGCTGCCGCTGTGGCTGCCGCGCCCGGGCAGCCGCTGGAGCACCCGCCTGATGGTCATGGAGGCCGACCGCTTGTCCACGCCCGACGGCCTGCAGTTTCGCGACGACATTCGCGCCGGCATCGAGCTGGACACCTACGGCGCACCGACTGCTTATCACCTGCTGCGCCGCCATCCGGGTGATGCCTATGGCGTTTATGGCGCGACAGTCTCGCAGCTCAAGCAGTGGGATCGTGTTCCAGCCTTCACCGACTGGGGTCGCCAGCGCGTCATTCACCTGCACGACAAGGAGCGCACCGGCCAGTCGCGGGGCAGGCCCATCGTGTCAGCGGTGATGCGCGAATTTCACATGACGGGCAAATACGCCAGCAATGAGCTGCAGGCGAGTCTTGCCAACTCGCTGGTGGCGGCGTTTTTGGAGTCCAACCTCGATCAGGACTCGGCTGCGGCCCTGTTTGGCGACGACCCGCGCACCGCCTGGAACAAATCCGTCGGTCAGGCCCAGAGCATTGGCAAGCTGCAGGGCGCGGCGGTGATTCCGCTGCCTGCAGGAGCAAAGATGAGCAGCTTCACGCCGGGGCGGCCCAACGTGGCTTTTGCGGCGTTCATGGAAGTGCTGGAGCGGCAAATCGGCGTGGGCGTGAACCTGCCGCGCGAGCTGCTGATGAAGGACTTCAGCAAGACCAGCTGGTCCAGCGCCCGCGCCACGCTGCTCGAAGCGTGGCGCTACTTTCATGGCCGCCGCCGCTGGCTAATGGACTACTGGCTGCAGCCCATTTACGCGCTGTGGTTTGAAGAGGCTGTTAACGCCGGAGAGATCGAAGCGCCCGGCTTTTACGCCAACCGATATGCGTACCTGCGCTGCAAGTTCATCTTTGGCGGTCGCGGCTGGGTGGACCCGGTCAAAGAGGCGCAGGCCGCCGTCATGCGCATGGACGCGGGTTTGTCCACGCTGGAGAAGGAATGCGCGGAGCAGGGCGACGACTACGAGGAAGTGCTTGACCAGCTCGCCGTGGAACGCTCCATGAAGCTGGCGCGCGGCCTGCCGCTGGACGCAGCAGCGCCCGCCAGCGCCAGCGCGAACACTGCCGCCACCCAGCCTGCCGAGCCGCCCGATGACGCCACCCCCGCAACCGCACCCGCACAAGGCGACGCATGAAATACCCCCACTTGGCAGCGCGCATCTTCAACGCGCCGCTGTTCATCCACCCGCAAAAGCTCGACGCCATCATCGCCGGTCTGGGCGAGCGCCTGACCGGCCTGCCGCTGAATGTGGCGGACGCCAGCGGCCAGCCTGCGATGCCGGGCATGTTTTCTACCCGTCAGGGGGAAAAGGCGGCGCGTGGCTACCGCGTCGTCGATGGCGTGGCGGTGCTGAACGTCAGCGGCGCGCTGGTGCATCGCTCGCGCATGGAGGCCGATTCGACCTTTCTGCTGGGCTACAACGACCTGTGCGCCGACCTGGAAGACGCCATGGGCAACCCCGATGTTCACGCCGTGCTGCAGGTGTACGACAGTCCGGGCGGGGAAGTGCAGGGCGCTTTTGAGTATGCCCAGCGCGCTTTTGCCCTGCGCGGCAAAAAGCCCATGCACGCCATTGCCGATGGCATGGCCGCGTCTGCCGCCTACCTGGGCGCCAGCGCCGCCGACGAGATTGCCGTGACCGGCACGGGCTATGCAGGCTCGATTGGCGTGGTGATGCGTCATGTGGACATGTCCAAGGCGATGGCCAATGAAGGGCTGGCGGTCACGCACATCTTTGCAGGCGCCCACAAGATTGACGGCAACCCGTTCGAGCCGCTGCCCTTGGCGGTGCATGCCGACATGCAGGCCGAAATGAACAGCCTGTATGACGAGTTCATCGCCGCCGTGGCGGTCAACCGCAGCATGCCGCCCGCCGCCGTGCGCAAGACGCAGGCGGCGATGTACCGGGGCGTGGCGGCCATCGCCAGCGGGCTGGCTGATCGCATCTCGACCACCGACCAAATGATTTCAGAACTGGCTGCGCTTCGGGCGCGGTCTTATCCCGTCGGGCAGTCCGCCCGCAATCAACCAGGAGCCTCCGTGCCAAACACCATCCCCGGCGGTCAATCCGCCGCCGCCCCAATTTCCGCTGCCAGCTTCACGCAGGCCGATGTGGACAGCGCCCGCGCCCAAGGCGCCACCGCCGAGCGCACCCGCGTCAGCGCCATCCTGACGCATCAGTGCGCTGGCGCCAACATGGCTTTGGCCGTGCAGTGCATCAACACCGGCTTGAGTGCCGAGCAGGCCACGGCCATTTTGGGCGTTGCCGCCCCGGCAGCGGCGGCGGCTGCGGCATCTGCTGCGTCGGCGCAGGCTGCCAGCAACCCGTTTGCCGCCGCGATGGCGCAGGTGGGCAACCCAAAAGTCTCGGGCATCGAGGGCCGGGCCGACGCGCAAGACGACCCGGTCGCGCTGGCTGGCTCCTGGAACCGCGCCTTTGGCATTGCGGGCTAAAGCACCCATTCGCGCCCCCATTCACGCAACAGGACCACTCCCATGACCACCCTTACCGAAGGCCGCTACACCGGCGAACACCTCATCAGCGAAGCCAGCGGCACGCGCTCGCGTGATGTTGTCACCCTCATCGCGGGCCAGAGCCTGCCGCCCGGCGCCGTGCTGGGCAAGATCACCGCCAGCGGCAAATACACGCTGCTGGCCCCCGCCGCTACTGATGGCAGCGAAGCGGCTTGCGCCGTGCTGTTTGCCGCCGTGGACGCCAGCGCCGCCGACAAGGCCGCCGTGGTCACGGCCCGCGATGCCGAGGTCGCAGGCGCTGCCTTGACCTGGCCCGCCGGTATGGATGCGGGCGAAAAGACTGCCGCCACCGCTGAGCTGAAGCTGCTTGGCATCGTTATCCGCTGATCGTCAGCAACCCCCCTTTTAAAAAGAACGGACAAAAACATGGCTCACATGGATGTTTTCAATCAACGTGCCTTTGGCATGGTCGAACTCTCGGGCGCGGTGCAGCGCGCCCCGTACAAGCCGCGCTTTTTGGGCGACCTGAACCTGTTCACAAGCAAGCGCGTGCGCACCCCGCTGGTTTCGATTGAAGGCAAGGGCGGCGTGCTCTCTTTGATCCAGACCAGCGAGCGCGGCGCGCCGCTGGAAGAGGGCCAGCGCGAAAAGCGCGACATGAAGGACTTTCGCACCGCCCGCATCGCACGCGGCCACACGCTGTACGCCACCGAACTCGACGGCATCCGCGCCTTTGGCACCGAGAGCGAGCTGCAAAGCGTGCAAAACGAAATTGCCGACATCATGGACGGCGCGACCGGCCTGCGCGCCGCTGTCGAGCTGACGCACGAGAACATGCGTCTGGGCGCAGTGCAGGGCATTGTGGTCGATGCTGATGGCAGCACGATTTACAACTGGTTCACTGAGTTTGGCATTGCCCAGCCCGACGAGCTGGACTTTGACCTGGACAACGCAGCGCCCGCATCGGGCGTTGTGCGCAAGCAGTGCAATGTCGTGACCCGCGCCATGCAGCGCGCTGCAGAGGGCGCCTGGATTGACGGCAGCACCTACACGGTGGGCATTTGCGGCGATGCCTTTTGGGACGACCTGACGGCCCACTCTGAGGTGCGCGGCACCTTCCTGAATCAGCAAACTGCCAGCGAGCTGCGCAACAACGTGGGCCGGGCCTTCAGCTCGTTCATGTACGGCGATATTTTGTTCATCAACTACCGGGGAACGGACGACAAAAGCACGGTGGCGATCAACACCAACGCCTGCAAGTTCTTTCCGGCTGGCGCGCCCGGCGCGTTTGTCTCGGCCTTTTCGCCGGGCGAGTTTTTGCCGTTTGTCAACACGCCCGGTCAGGACGTGTACGCGATGGTGGTGATTGACAAAGACCGCCAAGCCTGGGCGCGGCCCGAGATTTACAGCTACCCGCTGTTCATCTGCACCCGCCCCGGCATGCTGCAGCGCGCCAAGCGGACCTGATAGCCATGACGCTCGCTCCTTTTGCCGACATTGACGCCTTGATCAATCAGGGCTGCGCTGCCACGCTGGCCAACGCGGTTGCCAGCTACCGGGGCGGAGCGCCGTTTGGCGTCATTCTGGACAGCGCGCCCGCCAATGACTTCAACGGTGCGCTGGATGCTGCATCCCACACCTGCGGGTTTGATGGCGCCTATGCGCCCGGCATTGCGGCAGGGGATGCGCTGGTGATCAATGGCGCGGCCTACCGCGTGAGCGGCAGCACGGTGCCTGACGAAACCGGCTGGCTGCAGCTGCAAGTCTTTCAGGACGCTTGAGCCATGCTTGCCCTCGAACCCCACCTCAAGACCCGCCTGCAGGCGCTGCCAGCCCTGACCGGCTGGGCTGTGCGTGCATGGAGCGAGTTGACTGACAGGCGCGTGATGCCTGCCGCCGATGTGCGCTGCACCGGGGCGCATACCCTGGACAGCAGCGCCTCAACGGTCACGCTGGATCCGGCCTGGACGGTCACGCTGATCGTTCCGCGCAGCGACCAGGCCGCCGACCATCTGGACGCGGCGCTGACCGCTGTGATTGCCAGCCTGCACAACTGGTATCCGGGCCAGCTGTCGGGCAGACCGTGGCGGCGCATGGCGCTGCAGACGGTGCGCGAGCCTGAGTTTTCGCCCGAAGGCGCAGCCGCCTACGAACTGATTTTTACCAGCAGCGCCGTGTACCACGGCCAGGTGCTGGCCCGATAACCCCTTTTGACCCCCGACCATTTTGAAAGAGCCCTCATGACCACCGCAGCCATCATCAAACAGATCTACAAGCCCAGCATGACGGTGGGCCAGGTCTTCGCCCGCCCGTACCTCAGCACCGATGCCCTCTTGCCGATTGGCAACGTGCTGGAGCTGCAAATTGCGCACAGTGAAGATGTCAAAAGCCAGGACGACATGACCGCACTGGGCGGCGGCACTTACAGCGAGGTGCGCCGCGTCAAGGATGTCAAGATCACCATGAAGCTGGCCGACCTGAACATCACCAATCTGGCGCGCGGCATTCTGGGCATTTCCGGCGCAGTTGCCACCGGCACCGTCGTCGATGAAGCGCACACGGTCATGCTGGGCGGTCTGGTGCGCCTGGCGCATATCGGGCCGTCAGAGGTCACGGTCAAGAACGGCAGCGTGGACATTCCTGCTGCGGGCAACTACACGATCAGCGCGGCAGGCCT